AGGTATCTTGGCGCGCTCGGCGATCAGATTGGTGCTGAGATCGGCATAGCCGACCTCGCCGAGCAGCGCGTCGGTGTGCTCGCCGAGGCCGCAGAACTTGTGCGCTTCGGCGAGCGTCGGCCATTTGAACCCGCCGCTCTGCGCGCGCCACGGCTGCTTGTGCGCCAGCTTCATGCGGTCGGTGAGGGCGATCATGGTGCAGAACGGCGCGAGACCGAGGAGGTGCGACGGGTCGCGGGCGATCCGGTGGTGCTCGCACATGAGCACGGTGTTGTCGTAGGCGAGGTTGTGGCCGACTGCGCGCTTGGCGGGTTCGAGGAAGGTGGTGAACTCTTCTAGCACCTCGTCGAGCGGACGGCCCACGTTCCAGGCGTGCTCGGTCGTGATGCCGTGGATGGCGCTGGCTTCCTCCGGTATCTCGAACGTCTCCGGCGTGACGATCTCGTTGAACGTGGCGACGGGGTCGTCGGGGCCGGAGATGAGGAGGCCAGCGAGCTGAACGAGCCGCGCGGTGCGGGGGTTTTTGCCGGTCGTCTCTGTGTCGAAGATGACTATCACGGCACTTCCTCCATCGTGCCGTCGGGCCGGACGGGTGGGGCCAGCTTCGCGCCGGTGCGCGGAATGAAGCCAGCGATGGTGCTCGGGTCAACGTCATCGGGGACGATCACGCCCCGGATGATGCCGGTCATGACGGCGCACGTGCGCGCGGTGTTCGTGAAGACGTTGTCGATGCCTTCGCCGAATGCAGGCATGCAGCCGAGCAGCGTGCCGTCGAGCCGCCGCACCTGCACGAACTCGTCGCGCATACAGTTGATGAAGTTCTGTGGGTCCGGTGCGTCGGAGGCGCGGGGGCCGTCAGGGTTGACTGCGCCCCCACCGTGCTTATGCCCTGCGCCGGGGGGATCGAGTAGTCCGGTCATACGACAAGTCCTTTCGAGTGTGCAAAGAATACAAGTGCTGAGAGGTCTTCGAGCCAGACGCTTTGTGTGACCTCTATTCCATTGTATGCTTGGAGGTAGAAACCTCCGTTGAGGAAGATAGCGTAGAGACCATCTCCTAGGTAGCATTTGTCTGCCCGGGGGATGCTCTCTTCCTCGACTAGATTGCCGTGCGGGTTCATCACAGTTCGTCCGGGAAGGTGTACGGGGTCGTCGTGCCGCCGTTGATGAGGCAGGCGGCGAGAAGGATTTGCGCGTCCTTCGCGCTCATGTGTGCGACGGCAGCGGCGAAGCGCTTGGCGCGGAGGTGGAAGGAAGAGGAGGATTGGAGATCCTTGACGTAGTCCGTCAAGAACTTCCCGTCGTTCTCGGGCGAAGGTTCGTAGCGCTTACTGTCGGCCATGTGGTGAGTTCCTTTCAGTTAGTCGTCTTCGGGTGGGCGGGGGAGGTTTTGGAGGTTGCACCCTTCGCCGAATGCGGTTTGGTTGGAGCTGAACCGCATGGTTTCGACGAATGCAATATTGAGTGCACTTCGGAGGCGGTCGCCAGCAAGCTCGCAAGCCGCAATAAGTCCTCTTTCGGCAGTGTCAGTATCTCTAGCGCCAAGAGCGCCAAGTGTGCGGATGTTCTGGACTTTTCGGACAAGGGGGAGGAGGAGAGGAGTTCGCCGGGCGATTGTTTCGAGGGCGTTGTCGTTGAGCGTGCGGTTGCCAGTCTTCCGGTCGCGAATGGGCTGGCAGCGGAGGTCGTCGTAGAAGAGGGCCTGCATTTGGTGAGAGGATCGCGGGTTGATCGCATAGCCGAGTGCTCCTTCTAGCCACGACTGTTCGGAGGCGAGTAGCGTGTTGACGCGGAGGCGGTTCTCGTGGACGGTCGTAGGGTTCAGCCCGATGCCGTCGAACATCATGCGGAAGACGTTCGGGAAGAGCGACATCTCGAAGCGGTACTGGTCGGTTAGATGGAGGTGGTCCAATGTTCGTTCAAGACTGGCTCCGCATTCAAAGGTACGGACGCAGTCCTCACAGTTGTAGCGCCAGTAGTCTCGCTCGTCACCAATAGCTGGGTCAAAGTGCCGTCCATCGTCTTTCCAAAAACGGTAATAATCACAGTACATGGACGCGATGAAGGATAGGCTAAGACTGCTGCCTTTCTTGTCAACTGCACCAGTGACTGGATCAATCTTGCCGCCAAGTAGTCCCGGAAATGCGACATGCTGCATCACCATTGTATCGTTGTGGAGGTTCGGCATGACGCCCCAGCGGCGCGCGATGACCTGGCAGTCCCAGAGCGCGTTGTGGAACGTGATCGGGCAGGTGCGTAGGGCCTCGACGCAGAGCGCGAAGACGCGGAGTTCGTCCTCGGGGTCATTCCAGTAGTGCGTAGAAGTGCCGGTTTGGTGTACGAATGGAATGCAGATGGCGTCGAGGGCGGAACTGGCGAACCCGATACAGTCCACGACGCCCCAGCCTTCCGTGTCGCAGATTAAGGGTGTACGAGACGCGATCAAGGGTCGCAACCATTGCTCCACGTCGCTCACAGACGGCGCAACGACAAATTGCCACGGCGGTATCCTGATCTCGGGGTAGGCGCTTTCGCGCAGGGCGCGGCGGAGGTCTTGCACTACGACTTGGCGGTGGGTCCACTGGCGGAGCACGTCGGCGGGGTGGTAGGTGCAGACGGCTTTGGTGGGCCCTCCCCCGACTGTGTGTAGTACACTGCCTCGCCATTTCGTAATACCCTCACGCGCGGAACACCCCCATAGTGCAGTGCCTCCAAGTTCGATGATAAGGCGCGGGCGGAACTCTTCAATCTGCGCATGAAGGCGTTGTAGTCCATCCCGGACGGCGGGGTGACAATATCGACCCTGAACGAGAGAAAAGCCGTTTGACCGGGCCGCAGTGGCGGATGAGAAGAATTGTCCGATGTCATTGTGGATGGCCTTTCCGTTCTTGAAGTAAGAGGGCGGGCTCTCGTGGCAGACGTTGGTGCGGTAGAGGCGGTCGGGGCGCGGGAAGCCTGCCTCGGAGAGCATGCGGTCGAGTTCCTGCCCGCTGAGGCCGACGAGCGGGCGACCAGCGGCGATCTCCTCGGCTCCGGGAGCCTCGGCCACGAGCCAGACGGGCCACGTCGGGTCGCCAGAGGTGATGAGCGGGGCGGGTAGGGCGGTCATAGGGGCGGTTGCGGGTGTGCGCGGTCGTAGGCGCGAAGGACGGCCTTGAACGCGCCGCGCACGCCGTTCTGGTTGCCGAAGGGTGCGCTAGAGGGGCCGTGGAATGCGATGCGCAGTTCGAGCGCTTTGCGGGCGATTGCCGCCTCGGTGCGGTCCATCATTCGTCCGGTCTCGTGGGCGGAGAAGCCTCGCTCTGCGTACCAGCGGAGGTGCTGGTGGTCGGCGTGGGTCCAGATTTTGCCTCTAGCCATATGGTGTGCCCTTGTGGACAGAGTGTGACGAGCTTGCCGTGCGACCTCGCGAGAAGGTCGTAGGGACGGAGGAAGGCGGCGCGGCACTGCGGGCAGTGAATGAGCCGGGCGGGCCGCGCCATTGGGGAGCCTCCTACTGTGCTGCTGCGCGTGCGCTCTGCTTGGCGAGGTACGAGTTGCGGCCGGCTTCGAGCGGCTGGACTTTACGAACGCGGCTGTAGAGCTGTTCGGGGTCGGGGTTCGGGTTGTTCGCGGTGGGGCGCGCGGCCTCGTTCCGCACTTCGATCCACGCGACTTGGTTCAGCCATTGGGCGAGGGTGCGGCTCTTCTTGTGGTGGAGGTCAAACGCCTCCATGATCTTCTTCGCGGCCATGTTCTTGTTGACGCCCCAGTCGATCTTGCCACCGGAGCTGGCGGGGCCAGTGAGTTCGAACAGCATGTCTTGTTCGACGATGATTTCATTCATGCCGAGCGTGGCCTTCACGTCGTCGTCGAGCACCTGCCAGCGAATTTTGGCAGAGATAACGTCGCGACCGTTGAACTTGTCGCGGTCCATTTCGGCGGCGCGGGCGAGTTCCTTGATCTGCGCCATGTACTCGCCGTCCGGTACGTTGTGCCATGTGGTGTCGATCTCGCCGGCGTAGGTGTCCTGCATGAAGTTCTGGAGGTCGAACGGGCTAGGCATAGTGGTGCGCTCCTTGGAGTTGTGAGGCGGTCATGCCTCGGGGTGAACAGTTGGCGGGTTTGCGCCCGCGACGGCTACTGGAATATCTGCCGGAAGCTAGGTTCGAGCGAGGTGCCCTCGGACAGCCGCCTACGCTTTAGCGTAATACCGTCCGCGACCGTGGACCAGAAGAACTTCCCGTCGCGCTTCATCGTCTGCGCGATCTCGTCCGGTTCGCGGATGAGTTTGGGGGCGAGCTTGTCCCCCCACGTGTCGAGGGTCACTCGTGACGCACCAGTGACAGGGTCGGTCTGTCGGTCCAAGTGTGCCAAAACAACGGTGGAACAGCGCGTCGCCTGCCAGACCGTCGTCATGAAACCTTCGATGAAGCTCATGGCAAAGCCATACTCCGGCAGTGAGCGGATAGGCTTCGCACCGACAACAGCCTGCATCGCTGCTTTCGATATACCGGTCATCCCGTCGAGACAGAGACATCGCTCTTCTCCCCACTCTGAGGCGTCGCCGAAGTGCTCGCCGCACACGTCGCAGACGAAGTCTTCGCACTGGCCCCAGGCTTCGGCGAAGGCGGTGTAGGAGGATTTGCCGGGGTCAACCATTTTCACGAGGGAGTCCATCGACATCGTTGCGGCGAGCTTGGCGTACTTGCCGAAGGTGCGCCAGTCGGGCGGTGTGACGGTGATGAAGTGGCGGTGCAGGCCCTGGCGGCAGGCGTTTTCGCCAAATACCGCCTCCGCGCCACGTTCGAGCGAGATGACGAAGGTTTCGAGGCCGGCGCCTTTGTGCACGGCGGAGGTGTGCGGGTCGATGAACTCGGGCAGGAGGGTGAGGAGGCTGCGGGTCTTGCCGGTGCCAATCTCGCCGATGAGGAGGGTGTTGGTCTTCATTCGTCAATGCTCCGTGCTAGCGGGTTCCAGCGCTCGACGACGAACGCGTTGGGGATGAAGTCGGCGGGGCGCGGCGTGTCGCACACGTCGTCGAGGAATGAGCACTTCCGCATGTAGTGGAAGCAGGCGTCGCCGAGACGTTGGGCGAAGGGGTGCGGTGGGTCGGTCCACTCGCCGTTGTCGTCTTCGACGGACTGGATGAACGCGCCGTACTGGCGGAGCATCATCTGCACGTCGAAGCAGAGTTGGGCGAGCCACGTGTTGACGTGGAAGGGCGTGCGCGGCGTGATTGCCTCGCCGAATTTTAGGCTGGCTTTGAGGATTTGAACGCCGTGGACGAGGAAGCCTTCGATTGGGAAGCCGTACTGCTGGGCGAGCCACGTGTAGCCGGTGAACTGTCCGGCGAGCGTCCACTTGCTGCGCCATCGGTCGCTGTCGACGTTGTCGGAGGTGGTTTTGTCGTCGAGGCCGCGAAGGACGCCGAAGCGCGAGGTGATCGCGTCGAAGCGGCCAGCGTATAGGATTGGCTCGCCTGTGAAGGGGTGGACCACTCCCGGTATCGGGGCGGTGCCGCTGACTTCGACATGATCGGGACTCGGTATGTGGTGCTGCGGGTCGTCGAGCGGGAAGGCGCGGAAGTACTCGTCGTGCGCGAGGAGGCAGGCTTCGAGCGTTTTGTTCTCTTCGTTGCGCGTAGTGGGTGGAGGGAGCGGTTCGCTGCCCCAGAAGGCGAGGAGCGCCGCTGCGCCGTCTTGGATTGCGTCGCCTTGGTTCCCTTCGGCGAGGTACGTCTTGCGCGTGACTTCGAGGCCGCGTGCGAGCGCGCCGCCGAAGTGGAGGTGGATGTTCTTGACGGTGAGCAGTGCGCCGGTGTTGGGGTCACGCTGCGCGGCCTTGAGGCCCTGGACGGTGGAGCGGAAGAACTTGTGCGGGCAAGTTTTCCACAGCTCGTACATCGTGTTGTCGAGCACGTGCGGGAAGGGGAAGCGTTCGAGGAGGAGAGAGCCGCTGGCGGTCATGGTGTGGGGTTCCTTTTAGAACAGTGTGGAGAGGTCGATCGGCGTCTTCGCCGCGAGGGTCTTCTTCGCGCTCTTCTTTGACGCGGAGGCGAGGCGCTGCGCGTTGTCGCGACCTTCGCGGATCGCGTTGAGGAGTTGGCGGAACCGCTCGGGCGGGAGGGCCTTGCCGCTGAGCACGAGCGTCCGCAGGTCTTGTAGCTCGATCTGGCGGTCGAGGTCGTTGGAGAGGTCGAGGTCGGTCATAGCCAGCCTCGTTCTTTCAGTGCTTCCACTGCCATACATCACGGCACCTTCTCTGGTTTGAGGTTACGCAGGCGGTCGGCGAGGGCTTGTTCGATGAAGAGCGACCATGAGCCGTGCGGCACGCGCCCGGTGCGCGGATTGAGGAGGAGGAGCGTGATCTCGTCCCGCAGCCACTCTGGGAGCTGGATGTTCACGTTCACGACGCCGTGGCGGCGCTTAGGGTACCGGGCGGAGGAGGTCATGGTGGGGCCGGCCTCAGTCCGTTGTCGGGCTGGTTCGCCGGATCATCCTGTGGCTTTGGGGCAGGTCGAGTGAGTTCTTTGACGACAAGCTGGGCGTAGCCCGCGATGTCGGCCCAATGGTCGACGAAGCTGGCCTGACCGGAGAGAATGCGGCCGAGTTTCGTCGCGATTAGGTCGAAGGCTTCGTTCTGGACGGCGGTCCAGTGTACGTCGCCACCGGCTTGCTGTTTGAGCAGCTTGATCAGCTGCGCGTAGTGCGCATTGTCGTCGAACTTGCCGTGCGTGAGGGCGCGGTCGTTGAGGAGGGCGGCGGTCGGGTCACTGGCGGGTGTGGGTGCTGACATTGATGATCCATTGTTGGAGGGCGGGATCGGAGAGTGCGAGGGTCAGCGCGTTTGCGGTCGGGACACCTGCGGCGCAGACGAGTGCAGCGCGCGGATCGACTGGCGACGCAATGGTGCAGGCGATTGTGAGGAGGCGAGCGATCTCGCCCTGCGTCAGCGCTGCGTGCTGCACCTCCGAAGAGGTGCAGCTGGCGCAGAGGAGCGCGGAAAGTGCGACGAGTGACGTGCGCATTACGCTGCCGGAAGCGGAGGAGGAGGTGTGACCAT